AGTCGCCTGTAAGCGTGCTATTTTGTCTTTACCTATCAAACCACTGAAAGCAATGAATTACATTCAAATCCCTGATTTTGTCTTTGATGATGTCATTCGCCTTCTCCAAGAGGGTGTTAATGTCTCCAAGAATGTTGATTTCAGTTCTAATCCTGAAACTGAGAGAAGTCCATCCTTTGCGAATGGGTACAATCGTGCTACAATGCAAGGTGTGATTGATAAACTGAACTACTATAAGAAGGCGAATTAAAGTTACTCACCTCTGAAGTGTCCTAATACTAGATGATGATTCCAATGCAAATCCAACTTCGCCCACATCAGCAACGTGGTCTTGATGCTATGGCGAAGCATAATAAAGGACAGTTGATTAAACCAACTGGAGCGGGAAAAACTTTGACTATGATTTCAGATGCTCTGCGTGAGTTGCAGTCTGAAACTCCGCAGACCATTGTTGTTGTTGCTCCCCGCATCTTGCTCGCTGAGCAACTGTCTTCTGAGTTCCTGGAGTTTATTACCAACGCAAAGGTTTTCCATATCCACTCGGGAGAGACGCATCACGAGTCTTCTACTCGTCCCTATGAGATTCGTCGCTGGGTTGATGCCAATGCTGACAATCATCGCTTGATTGTAACCACTTACAACTCTCTGTCGCGTCTTCAAGTGGCAGGAATTGATGTGGATACGATCTACTTTGATGAGGCACATAACAGTGTTCAGCGTCACTTTTTCCCTGCAACTGAGCACTTTGCTGCTAACGCACGTCGCTGCTACTTCTTTACTGCAACTCCCAAACATTCCCTCGCTACTGGCAAACCTGGGATGAATGATGCTGCTGTTTATGGTCAGGTAATCTGCAAAGTCCCAGCTCCTGAGTTAGTCGAAGGTGGGTACATTGTTCCTCCTAAAGTGATCGTCAAGCAACTGGAAATGGTACAAGGTAAGCAGACTAACTTCGACCGCGATGCTGCTAACCTGCTGGAAACCATTGATGACAACAAGGTCGGTAAGATTCTGATTTGTGCTAAGGCAACCAAGCAAATCGTGTCTCTTGTGTCTGAAACTGATTTCTGCTTTGAACTAGAGCAACGTGGTTACTCTTGGATGTATATTACTGCCAAGACTGGTGCTGTGATTGATGGCAAGAAAGTGAACCGTGAAGTATTCTTCGACACCCTATCTGCCTGGGGTAAGGATAACGATAAGAAATTCGTTGTTCTACACCACAGTATCCTCGCTGAAGGTATCAATGTGAGCGGTCTGGAAGCAGTTCTTTTCCTGCGTAACATGGACTTCATTGGCATCAGTCAGACGATCGGACGTTGCATCCGTTTGCATCACGATGATGCCAAAGGTCTGCGCGATGGCAGTATCCAACCTGGCAACCTGGGTCAGTATACCAAATCGTTCGGTCTGGTTTGCATCCCAGTCTACAGCAAGGTTGGTATCAGCACCGCACGCGCTGTGCAGTCTGTGGTTGATACGATCTTCCAGAAGGGCGAACCCGCTATCAGTGTGGTGCGGCGGTGACGCCCCCACCAGGGATAGGGGTCAAAACCCCGATTTTTCTGCAATTCTATGTCACAGACCCTATGGGTCATCCGCTGCAATCAAAACCACTATTTTTTTGAAAGTATAATGAAAGAAGCATTTACGATGTTCAAGGATACTTATGCTGCCATTCCTTATGGAAATCAGTATCTCATCATTCACAATGGTCAACAACTTGATAAACTTTGTAGGACTGAAAGTTCAGCAAGAAAATATATCACCGATCACAAAAAAGGTAAGTCAATGGCAAAACTTCCTGTGAATTAAAATAGATCACCTCCAAACTGTACTCATAGTATAAGCATCCAACAAATGACCTACCTAGAAGACAACCTGCTTCCGTTGGTTCTTTCTATCAAACCTAAGAAGACTGAATCTTACATTCTTCAGGCACTTGGTCTTGATGATCGTGTTTCTCCGCAGTCTATTTTGATTGCTTTCGGTGAGCGAATTGAGCAATTCTGGAATACTGTTATTAGTGACAGTCTGGTGGCACAAAACCTCATTGAAGAAAGCAATCTGATTGATGTGAATGGTCGCACTCGTCAAATTGATCATCTGTTCCGAATTGATGAGACTTGGTATCTCGAAAGCAAGTGCAATCTCAACTTTGATAGTGAGAAAGTTCGTGCATCTAACGAGAAGATCAAGGACATTACCAGTGTTCTTGGTGTTGATGTAAAGTCGGGGTATTTTGTCCCCGTTGTTGCAGAAGTTAGCAAGAAAGAAAAAACCAAGTATAACAACAAGGGTGTGGAAGTTTATGGTGTAAATTGGATGATTGAGACCATTCAAGCACCTTTCACTTCCGAAGAATACTTTACCTTCCTCCGTGAAGTTGTTGCTCCTATCCTTGAAGAAATGGGTCTTTGATGCTATAATTAAAAGAAAGATTGAGTAACCTATGAAACCAATCGTAAAATACCAGGGTGGCAAGAGTAAAGAATTGCCACTCATCAAACAACTAGCACCTTCACAGTTTTCAAGGGTTGTAGAACCTTTCTGTGGAGGTGCTGCAGTATCATTTGGGCTGGGTTATCCTGCTCTGATGAGTGACATCAACCGCGATGTCATTAACTTATACTCTGTGGTTGCAAATGAGGAACTTTATCCTCAACTGCAGGTGAAGGTTGACTGTATCAAAGGACTGGAGCATGATGATCTTGAGAAGGAGTTTTATGCTGCACGAGAGGCAATCAATCAACCGTGGGATTGTGTAGATCCACTTCAGAGAGCATTATCATACATTATTGTGCGACAGTTGTGCTTTTCGGGAATGGAAAGATACAATGCCAAAGGTGAGTTTAATGTGCCCTTTGGTCACTATAAACGATTTTCTTGTAATTTGTCTCCTGATCATCACAATTTCTTGAGTAAGAGATGTGTATTCAGATACGGGTCATTTGTGGATCTGTTTGGTGAAATCAATGCAGATGACTTTGTGTTCATTGATCCACCCTATCTTGAGCGACTTGGTTACACTCAGGGCGATGGTGGTTCAAGTCTACATGAAGACCTTTTAGGTTGCCTGAAAGCAACAAAAGCAAAATGGATGATTATTCATTCTGACCATGAGTTTTATCGTGAGAGTTACAAAGACTTTAACATTATTGAAAAGGACTTTGCTTATGCCCAACGATTTGGTAAGGATAAGGATCACAGTGGAGCAAAAGTGAAGCATCTTTACATTACAAACTACGAGACAAATTAAAATAGCTCACCTCCAAAGTGTCCTAGTAGTGTGAGGGTCGCACCTCACAGAAGTTTCTAACCTAAACCATGACTTTTTACTGGAAGTTCGTTGATACTCTCGTCCGCAACATTGCTACTATCGCTGCTGTTGTTGTCGGTGTATCTCAATTCTTCATTCGTTCCTTCAATGAGAACAATGGAAGTGAGAAAGTTCGCTCTGCAACTCTTCAGTTTCTGAAGTTTGTTGACATGCTGATTGAGTTCAGTAAAGCACAACTTTCTCCTGCTGTTGTAGTGGATCAACCTCAAGTTGTACCTGCTACTGTTACCAAAACTCGCAAGCGTCGTTCCGCTTGATAAACTGCCACAGGAGCACTTGCTTTTATGCTTGTGCTCCTTTATTGTACTTTTGTTCGTGAAACTCCAATGATTTTTGTTACTTCCACCAATCACGGTTGTGTCTACACTCTGTCACAAGAAGATGGCGATGAGTTGTACTATGCCCCCATCTATTCTGATGGTAGTGTAAATCTAGAGGAGTTTGCACCTGTAGATTTAGATGCTGCAGATTTGGATGAAATGGAATTGTTTGACATTCGCAATCGCCTCATCAAACTGGCAGAAGTTTGATCTAATAAAATAGCTCACCTCCAAACTGTCCTAGTAGTATGAGTAAGAAACCAATGCAAAACAAACACATTGAACACCCCGAAGATTGTATCTTGAATGGTGATCTTTCTGTTCTTGATTGGTTCTCTGAAGTTGATAGTTTTATCAGCGTAAAGATGGATGGTGCTCCTGCTGTTGTGTGGGGCACTAATCCTGAGAATGGTAAGTTTTTTGTTTGCACCAAAGCAGCATTTAACAAGCAAAAGATTCGCCTTTGCTATAATGAGGATGATGTATTTGAGCATTTTGGTGGTCAACCTCGCGTAGCACAAATCCTTATCTATTGCCTGGAGTTTCTGCCTCGCACTAAGAAAGTGTATCAGGGTGATTGGATTGGTTTTGGTAAAGGGTTGGATACATTTACGCCCAATACGATTACCTACAAGTTCCCTGAGATTGTGCGGCAGGAGATTATCATTTGCCCTCATACTTACTACACTGGTGACAAACTGCCTGAGATGGTAGCACATCCTATCACTAGCAAGTTTGTGAGCACTAAGACTGTTCTGTTTGTGCAACCTGAGGTGTCTCTGAACCCTTATCGTGAAGATTTGGAAGATGTGTGTAAGTTTGCCAAGCAAATGAGCACCCTATGTGAGT